CTACCTCTTCTCCTATATTTTTTGCTACAGCTCCTGCTTTTTTAGCAGCAGCTCCAATAGGATAACTAGCAAATAATTCTGCATTAATATAAGGTTGTGTGTTCATTCCTCGTACATCAGTATCAGAATCTGTATGTACTATTGCTTGAGAAGCCATTCTTTCTGGATGTGCATAAACAGATTTTCCTGTAGATATATCAAATAAAGCACTTGCTCTACCTCCTATATTTAATCCTGTTAAAGGCCCTTTTCCTAAAGTATAATCTAATTGTCCTGAAACTTTAGGCCCCATTCTTCCAGCAGCCCCTTCTCCACCTTTAACTCTTTGTTCATAATTTTCAATAACTTCTCCAGAATTTAATTCTTCTAAGCTAACAGTAGGAGCATAAGTTCTTATTACACTATATGGAGCTTTTGTTTGAACAGTGAAAGGAAAACTTCCTCCTACATATCCATGTAATTTTCCTCTAGACTTTCCTGGGTCTTTTTTATTAAAGTGTACTTTAACTCCAGGTTCTGCTCCTGCATAAAATCCTCTATTTTGGCTATAACCTAATATAGCGTCTGCAAAAGCTTCTCCTCCTGGACCATACTCAGCATTAGTATCTCCTAATTTACTAGCTAAACCTACACGACCTTCAATACCTATTTCTTTTGGACGAATTCCTCTAGTAAATTTTTCATAAGGAGCATTTGGAACTCCTATTTCTCTAGCATATTCTCCTTCTAATTCAAATCTAGAAGGATCTTTTGCATATGCAGCAGCATTATCTGTATAGTCTTGATAAAACTTTAAAGATGCAGGAACTACAAGTCTATTGTTTTCTGCAGTAGATCTATTTAAATTAGGTTTTGTTAAACTTACATTATAACCTAAAGAATTAATATAATCGCTATAGTTATAACTTGCAGGAGAATATTCTAATCTAAGTGCATTAGGATTTTTAATTTCTTTATAACCAGCACTTTTGATTCTAGATTTTCCGCCATTATCATATAGATTTCCTCCCATTTCGTGCTCTACTTTTTTAGCTTTGCCTTTAATGCTAACTTTTTGATTGCCAGGAGTTTTTGCAAATTCTCCTGATGCGTGTCCGTATGCTAACCATTTTTGGTAAGCTCCTTTAGATTTAAAATTCATAGCTCCACCAGATTTAAAAGTAGTAGAATCATCTTCTGCTAAAGTACTTGTCGTAGGTACTTTTCCTGAAGATTTCATTCCTTGTAGACCTTGATTTAATATTTCTTTTCCTTCAATTAATGCAGGTCTAGATGCTCCTATAGCTCCTATCGGCATTAATGTAAAATCTTCAACAGCAGGACGAGGTAATAAATGTTCTGCTGGATTTACTAAATTAGGATCTTTTACTAAAGTTTGTAATTCAGGATTAGATTTAAATATATCTAAATTCTGATAACCTTCTGGATTAGCTGCAACTTCTCTTAAACCTTGTAATGTTTCATCAGAATATCCACTTAATTTTCCTGATGCAATTAAACTATCTACATCTGCAATTGTTGGGATACTTCGTTGTCTAGCAATTAATCCCGCTCCTTCTGGTTTTATATTAGCTAAACTTTTTCCTGCAGCAGCGGCTTTTGTTTGCGGCACTCGATGTACAAATATTTGTTCTTGTCCTTTAGCATAATTAAAGGCATCAGGATTATCTTTCAAACTACTATAATATCTATTTCTTGTAGGACTTAAAGTTCCTTCAGCTACTGCTTTTTCATATGCAGCAAGATCTTCTACAGTTTTAAAATTAACTAAATCGTCTCTTTTAAATATGTCTGATATAGAAGCTTTTCCTGTAGCAACATTTCCGAGTCCTAATCTTTGTGATTGTCTAGCAGCTTCTCTAGCTCCTGATAAAGCTCCTAATCCTACAGGTACTCCAAGGTTTAATCCTGCATTTAAAAGTTCGGCATTACGAGTCTCAGTATCTCCTTGCCTCTGTGCTTCTACAGCATTTGTAAGATTGCCTACTCCTTGTGCCCCAAAATATATATCAGCAGCATTTCCTGCTGTAAGTCCTGAACCTAAAATCTCTGTTCCTGCTAAACCTGCTAAACCTTCTAATGCAGCAGGTACAGCACTAGCACCAAGAGGAAGCGCCCACATCCAATCTGTAGATTCTACTGGTGCATCATTATAGTTATTCCAAGCATTAGCTTGTTGCCCTGGAGTAGCAAACTTTTGTTCTTCTTTTGCTATTAATAAATCTCTTTGAGCATCTTCAATAGAATTAAACATTCCTTGTTTAACTAAAGCTTCAGCATTACTTTGTAATTCAGGAGTAATAAATTGTGCAAGTTGATTAGCATCCATAGATTTATACATAAATCCTGGATCTTTAACATTTTTAACAGCAATACTTCTATCAATATTTTGAGAATATTGATTTAAGTTTTCTGCTTGCATTGTATTTTTAGCTACATTCTGAAGTGTTTCGCTAGGAGCAGTAGGTTGTAACAACGGGTTATAATTCTTTGTCCTTGGTTGCACTACTGCTTGCTTATTTAACAACGCTGTTCTTTTACCTGATGGATCATTAACAGGAATAAAACCGTTAGTACCTGGCGCACTTATAAACCACTTATTATTTACTTTTTTATATTGAGCATCGGGTCTTCCTGCGTAGGTGTAAATAGGACCACCTAGATCATAAGTGTTAGCATTGATTTTCTTTTCTTGAGCTAACATTGCTTTAGTAGGTTTTTTACCAGAACCTTTATTTGCTCTAATATTATCCCATAGACCTCTTTGAGAATAACTACCGTCAGCACGTTTTAGCATTCCACCTTTTGCAAAATTTATAGGGCCTTCTGTGTTTCTTAAAAAAGTTTGTTCTTCAGGACTTGCAATAGATTCATTATATGTAGCAATATTTCTACCATACATATTAGTAATAGGTCTATACCCAATCTTTCTATCTTCATCTACAGCGTGTTGAAATGTTTGGTGCGCAGGAGATTTTAAATATTCTCCCGTATTACTATTAATACTATATGCATGGTAATATCCATCATTTTGCTTTGGTTGACTATAATCAAATACCGATGGCCTACCCTCAGAATCCCAATATCCTCTTATATCATAAGTAACATCATCTGTTTGTAGATTTTCAGGTAAAGTATTATAAAACTTTTTAAAAGCTTTTTCTTCTGCAGAATTTAATTTTGTTAAAGGTCCTCCGTTAACATAAGCATAACCTTTGCTAGGGTAATTGAGATCTTTGCCTTCTCCTTCTAACTGTGGAGTATTAGACATAGATAAAACACTTCCACCGTATTTATAAGGTGCAGGATATTGTCCTGATGTAGAAGCATAGATGCTATCTTTTAATCCTCTACCGCCTTGTCTAAAACTATCTTCTGGTAAAGAATAACCACGGTCAAAATATCCACCGTCTCTAAACATACTTCCTAATGCAGAAGCATAAGTGCTGTTTAGTAACTTTCCTGTTTCATTATCTCTATCATGGAGTGGTCCTCCGTCTGCGTAATAGTTTCCTAGATCTGATGCAAAGAAACTATTAGGATAAGGTTGCGCTAAAAGCTCTCCACCATTTTCAAACGGTAAAGCTGTAGTATCTCGATATACAGGTATTCCTTTTGATTTATAAGGATGTGGAATATTTTTAGGCTTCTTCTTCATTAGAATATTTGGACATCATAGTAAGACATTAATTTGTTGCAAATAATCTCTTTGTTATACGAGTTATCAAAGTATAAAGTTACAATAAAATACGTACTACGCAAACGATCTTTTTGACTAGTGCTAATTTGGTTTCTAGGTATTTTAACGCGCCATTTATCAAATTTACGTTTTAATCTATTTGAGGAGTAAAGTATCTTACCTGTATCTTGATATTCTGTTTGAACCCTAAAAGCTGTAATAGTTTGTGTACGATCTATTACTTTAGCATCATTTCTTACAACAGAATTATATTCTAAAGTTCTAAGAACTTTATTGAAATCTGCATTAGGATTAACTACCATTGTAATGTAAGCCTCTTGTACTTCTCCATAAAATTCTCCCCAATTTCCTATATTATGGGTATATACAACGTCTTGATTTTCTGGATCAGGGGACATTAATATATCTCCATTTTCTAAATAAATTGTAGGGGTTGCAGAATAATGAGAAGAAAATTGTTGTAGTAAGTCATCATAAACAATACTAGCATTAAAAAATCTATCTTCTTCAGGATTTACTTCTCTAGAATTTCCTATAATAGTAAATAAAATAGTTAAAGGATCGCTACCTGTAGTAAATTCTGTTTCTACTAAATAATATGTATCTGTAGATTCTACAAAAATTATATCTCCTGGATAATAAGTAGTTCTTACTAAAGGAAGTAAATAAGTTCCTGTGCCTCTAAATGTAAAAATTATTTCATCATTAACTTTATCTCTTCCTATTGTAATACCTCTAGATAAAATGGGATTATCACCTCCATTTTCTTTTCTCCAAAATATAGCATCAGGTAAAAATTTAAGCCAACTGTGAATACCTTTAAGTTCGGAAATAGGAACATTACCATCTTCTATTTTTCCTCTTAAAAATATTTTTCTGTGAATTGCATCAAAGAAATATATTCCGTTGTCTGTAGTTTTTACTCCCCACTGATGAATAGCTCCGTGCTCTTTAGAATAATATTGATGCTTACCGAATCCTTGACCTGTACCCAACTCTGTAGGAACTCCATCAGCAGTAGTAGTAATAGCGGCTCGGTTAATAGCGTAGACTCCTACTGCTTTATCCTGAATAAAATGTATTAAGTCTTTCCAGTTAACTATTTTATTTATAGGGCCGTAGTCATCAATATCATAGTAATTGTTAATTCCAAATTGTGTCCACGAATCTATTAGTTCATTGTTAATCTTAACATTAGAAAGATATGCTCGAACATCGTTGATAATACAATCTCCTTGTTCTTCTGGTTTAACTACATATACAATCTCTCTATTTTCTTGCGAAGCAATTGTCATATAATCATACATTCGCAATGAAGGAGCAATTGTATAAGAGTTTCCGTTTTCTTGTTTTAATAAAGCGTACTCACCTGTATTCCAAGTAAATTTAGCTTGAGTTTTTAAAGTAGCTCCTGTTGCTAAATCTAAATTAAAATGACATTCTATAGGATAAAGTTCAGTGACACTATTAGTTTTTCTGTATAAATCATTTCCGTCAGATCCTTTAAAATAAAAATCTTTTTCAAGTTCGGCAAGTCCTGCTTGGAAAGTAAACATTCCTATAAAAGTATCTCCACCATAAACTATTGGGCTTGGGGGTGTAAGAGCATTTATTTCTATCACTGGAGATGCTATCATAAATTTGTTAATCTCTAAAGCATTTTGAGAATAACCGTCGTAAACTTCTGCTCTAGGAATTACTATATCTATAATAGGAGTACATTGACTGTGTATTCCTAAATTAGGTGCAAATGTTAAAGGATTAGCTACATCTGTTCCTCCAGAAAGTCCTCCATTTAATACATTAGGAGATCTAAAATAATTATACATTTGAGAAGGTAACCCTGTTATAGCTAAACCTGTTAATGGGTCAATGTTGATATAAGTCATATTACCTATTACTCCTGATCCTGATTTATAAATCTCAGGAGTAGTTGTACTAGCACTTCCTTGTGGGTTATTTAAATGAGCAGCAGCATTTAAAAAGTCGTCTATTACATAATAGTTTCTCATATAATAGCTGTCATAATTACTAGTAACTTTTTCTTTATAATCACTAGTGTATGGCATAGCCATAAAAACAGCATTCTTAAACTTTTTAATCTGATGCACAGGAGATGAAGATACTACAGGAAAAGTATTTCTAACAGTTGTTCCCCACTCTTGACAGTTATCTGCTAAATCTATACCATTAAGATCTATATTTCCTCCACCTAATTGAGTTCGGCCGTTATATCCATAAGCACCAACAATTAATAATGAACTGTTAGTAGCAATTGATGGGACTAATACTTGGGTGTTTTGTGTACCATAAGATAATTCTGGAGAATAGAATCCTATGTAATCTCCTTTTAAATAATAATCTCCAAGAGGAGATACTTGAATTTGAGTAACACTTGGCGAAGGGGGAGTAGCATCTACATCATGGTCTGTAAGTGTAGTAAAAGCTGCGTTAAGATTTCCTGAAGATCCCGCATAAGGAAATAAATGTAATGCTCTACCGTTAGTAACTCCTTCTGGAATACGTAAATCAAAGTTTACTCCTGATGCTGGTGCTACAACAGGGGCTCTCCAAAATGTTTTTAATACTCCTTGTGCTAAACGATGGCGATCAGACTCTTCTCTTTTAACCCTTACTATTTGATAACTAGTAACTTTGTTTAATAAAGATGCACAAGAAGTAAGGTCTATACTAAATTCTATTCCTAAACTAAGTCCTATAGTATTAAATTGAAAAGGAACACCTGCATTCTCTTCTAATGCTGTAGGATAGTAATAATAATCTACTCCGTCTACTGTGCAAGTAACTTCATCGTTAACATCACTTAAATCTGGAAACTTAATATCTCCAATGTACTCTACATAAGTAGCCTCACCTTTGTTAGTATAAAATACTATACCAAAACGATAAACTTCTCCTCTTTTATATCCTCTTAATAATCCTGACAAAAATGGTGAAGCAAAACTAGGAAAAGTCGTATTAGTATAATCTCCGTATCCGTCGTTTAAATTATGAAGAGGAAAATCTGGAATATTAGATACGTTTCCAAAACCTGCTGTAGGATTATTACCGTCGATAGTCATACGTTCTAGATGAAACTTATAACTAATGTTAGGCCCGTCTCCTCCTAATGTAGTACCGTTAGCTTTATATTTATATTGAAGATTAGTATGCCAATTAGGATCCCATTGAGCATCTGTGTTGTATCCCCTAGTTGCCGAAGCTACACTGCTTACATTAAAAGCATTTTTTAAATTATTAGCTAAAGTACCTGGAGTAAATGGCGGAGAAACAATTCCTCCTACATTTCTATATCTTCTAGTTTTAGCATCAAAAGTTTCACCAGGTTCTAATAAATCTTGCACACTAACTATTGAGCCTTTTATGTTAGCAATAACTAATGAAGCATCTTTTTGAGTTAATGTTTTTGCAGTTTTAAAAGGATAAGATTTAGTAGTAAAAGTTAAAAGTTCTATTGGAAATTCTTGTCCTTCTACTCCTGTATAAGTAAAAGTAATTTCTGGTAAATTATTAATATTAGTTTCTTCTGCTAAAGTTACTTCTGGTACAGGATTTAAAGAACTACCGTTTGGATATCTAACTACAATAAGTTGTATTGTTTCATACTGTCCGTAATTACTAGTATCGATTGTAACCTCAATAGATTTACTAGTATTTTCATCTAGTAAATCTGATCCAAAATAATTAGCAGATTGTGTTAAAGTTTCACTTGCAGGTACTATGTGAAACAAATTACTTGGAGGAGAAACAAGAGTTTCTTTACCATCTACAGTAACAAGTCTGTAAGCTACTTGGTATGTTCCTGCTAACATAGATCCCCCACCTGTTACTACTTTTAATAACGGTTGAGTATATTCAATATCGGGAAAAATATCTAATAATCCAGGAACAATATTAGGAAGATTAGGATCTACAATATTAATAGTTCTTAAAAAATTATTGTAATCTGTCCAATATACTCTTTGTTTACAGTCTGATTCATAATGACCAATTGCTTCTATTGGCCATTCTTTGTTAAACATTAGTATATTACTATAATAAACTAAACTTGGGTATCCAGGTAAAATTTCTAAAGTTGCTTCGTCATACTCTACTTCATAAATCCAACCGTTTGATCCTGAATCATCTGCTACAAAAAATACTATTTTATTTCTAATTGTAGTATATCCAATAATTGCTACTGTTCCTACAGCAGACCAAGTTCCAAAAGGATCACCTTCTTCAGATTCTGTAGGAATAGTAAATGCTTCAGTGTTACCTTTAATATTTGTCCAAGACCCCATAGATTCTCCACGATCTGTAGAAATTCTAATGTCGTTAGCATCTATATAAAAATTAGGTTGAATTACGTCTCTACCTGCATCTTTATTGAGTCCTGAATAATTATTTATATGTCTTTCCATATTATACTGATGTAGCGCCTCCTGCAGTAGGATTTGACATTACGCTTGTAGCATTAATTGTAGATACTAATCCTAAAGTTGCTTTAGGTCTAAATTTACGAAGTTCTGGAAGTTGCATATTAGCAAAGAAACTTGCGTGATCCTGTAACTGTGGAATAGTACGTACAGTTGCATTTTTTACTGTTTCTGCCTCATCTACACCGTTCCATTGTTTAGCATGGTTAACTGCTTGAGCAAAATACCAATCACGATCTCTTTCTATAATTTGATATTTGTCTCCTGCAAGCTCGTTACGTATCCAAAGTTTTCTTGCAATTTTATGTGCAATATAATGAGCCCCTGCTTCTAACCATTGTTGTTCTGCAGGAATAGTAGGATAGCCACACTCGTCAGTTGGAATAGCGGAATAACTCATTGCGATAATACCGTGATTTTGCGAAGTAAAAATATATCCTTGTCCTACCGTATAAGTATTTCTAGATTCTGAAGTATAATCACGATTATCTAGATGATAACGTTTGTGAAAATAATCAGTCTTCCAACGCATTGGAACCATACGGCCTTTTCCGCATTGTGCCTCTTCAATAGTTTCTACTCCTTCTATAGTTGCAGTTTGCCCTATTTTATAAAGATCAAAAGGAAGATCCGCTCTACCATCACATACTTCCATATAGGCAATTTTTTCTTCCATAGTCACACCTACATTTGTGTGTGCCATGAATTCTGCTAACCATTCTACTCCTTCTTCTTCGTTAATATCGTAGTTAAAGCCGAAATCCCTGATAGTTTTATCAAGGATTGTTTTATATGAAACGGTATGTCCAGCGTACATTATCCTAAACCATTAATTACTTTTTCTAATCTTTCAGCTAAAGAAGTTTTTTCTTCTAAAGGATCCTCTGTGTGTACAGATTTTTCTTCTGAATATTGCCACATTCCTTCAGCATCTTTAAATCGCTTACATACTTTTTTGATGTAACCGCCTTCAACTTTTTCTACTTTTACTTCTTCAGAAGAACCATCAGCAAATTCTTTTTTAATACACTTTGTTTCTGATTCTACTGCTTTGTTGTTACCAGGCATTTCTTTCATTTCGCCTAGTTCTACCATCATCATCTTATCCATAATAAAATACTTTTCTGTTAGGGTCTTTAACTACTTTAGCTATTAGTCTAGAATATTGTCTAGACGGTTTAAACTTATAAAAATTTTTATACTTAAGAGCAGTGGTTATTTTATCCCAATGATGCTCATAAAATTCTTGTGATGTATGCTCGTTTTCGTGATAAATAACTGTTTTATCTTTTATCTCAGTTATTTGCTGACGATTTAAATCTGGATATTTATTATGCCAATGTGCCCAGGTTTTATGCCAATCAACTCTTAGTGTTTTAGATTTAATTCCTTCTTTATTAAAAAACACTAATTTTTTAGATCTTATTCTAAATTTTCCAACAGATGGTATTTTAATTTCTAATCCTGTTGTTACAATTTCTTCGCTAAATGTAGAAATTAAATCTTTTAAAAAAGCATTATAAACTACTTTATCTACTTTATTTTCTTTTGAATGTAGCAAATAATATTTCCAAAAGTCACTTTTTTTTACATTGCCTGTAACTTTTCCTTTTCCTCTTTGTAAATATGTTAGTTTATTTGACATTACTGTTGTTGTCTAGGAGATTGACTTGCTCTTTCATCTTCAGTATTATTAGCATCATCATATTTAAACATACCTTTTTGTATCAACTCTTGTAAAATAATAGGTTTAATATATGCCCAAAGCCACTGGTTAATTGGGTAAGGATCTGAAGGTTTCCAACAAGTACTATTAGTTTGGCAATTAACAAAGTTTCCTAATTCTGTAGGATCTTCAAATACTCCTCTAACTGTAATATATTTCATTAAATAGTGTGTAGTATCTTTACTAAACACATAAATATAATTATCATATAAAAAAGTATAAATTGATTTTTTAGTAGTCCTACCATTTCCTGCATAAGGAACTCTAGAATAATCTATAAGCAAAAATCTAGGTTTCATAATATCTGCAGGCCCTATAGATACAATTGCTTTTTTAAAAAATAATTCTAATGTATTTGGAATCTTTTCTTTAGTCCTAAGAACTTTACATCCTGAAGGCACACTTATACAACATTGTATAGGATCTACTTGCTCTAATTCTAAACAAGATAAATCTTGTATTACAAAAGGATCAATACTACGGTTTTTATTATACTCGTTTCTTAACCATAAAGATCTTTGAGCATTTATTAAATCTGTAAAGTATTCATATGAATAAGAAGACTCTACGGAATTAATCGCAAGAGCTTCATCAATTTGGCCATGAAGATCATCTAATGACAGCATAATAACAAATATACGATAAATTATTTAACGTCCTTGTCCTTTGTAAGATTTCTTATAGTTCTTAGAAGTCTTACTTTTAGACGTTTTAGTTTTAGCGTGTACACCAGGGCGAGAAACTTTAGTAACAACTCTCTCAGCAATACCTGCTCCTTTTGCTTTTGCCATGATTATCTATTTTTAATAGTAAAGTTTAAAATAGTAAGTAGATAAAACTCTCTAGATATATCCACTTCTATAGTAAAGAAATCAATTTTGCCAAGTCTAAATCTTATTGCAAACTTGTCCCATTGTTTATTCTTTACTTTCCATGTATTTCTAAAAATCATACTATATCGTTTGATTCGATTAATGTATAAGTAAACTTATTTCCGTGAATTGCTCTTGCTTTACGACAAATTGCCATAAACTCTTCAAAGTGTGCGGATTTTTTAAACACTTGGCATCCTTCACTCCAATTTTCTACAAATGTAGAATCTGAACCTGCCTTGTGTATGTTAATTCCAAATAGACCTTCTTGTGTTTTATCTTCAGCATACACCATGTTACGGTCTGCATCACGGTAAACTTTTACAGGTTTGTTTTGTCCCAATGCTTCATATTTACCTGCGTGAAGTCTCATTATGTGAGAATCAATGTATTGCCCTTCTACAAGTCTTGCAACTCCTGCTTTGTTACCAAATTTCATAACACCTTTAGTTCCTGGGTCAGTAGTTGCTGGCCAACTATGAAAATGCTCTACACCATCAACAGTGTAAGTTAAAGTTAAATGGTCGTCAAATAGGTTAGTTACTTTTTGCCCTGTAGAAGAGTTACGTACTCCTATAATGTTAAGCATTAAGTCTTTGCCTTCAAACCACTTGTAACCTTTAGATGCTACTGCGGTTTTTACTTGAGTTGCTGTGTATTTAGCAACAGCTGCTGGTTTAGAAGCTACAGGTTTACTATCTACAGTAATGCCCATCTTAGCTAGTGTAGCAGGACCTACTACTCCATCAGGAGTTAATCCGTTTTTAGTTTGCCAAGCTTTAACTGCTTCTTCTGTTTTAGGTCCAAAATTTCCTACTGGATCTACACCTAATACTACTTGAATCTTTTTAACAACCTCGTTGTTGTCTCCTCTTTTAAGTACCATAATTATCCTAATTCTTCGTTATTATTTTCTTCTTCATTATTTTGCTCTACTTTTTTCTTTAAGGACATAATTCGTCCCGCAGTAGTAATGCCAAATGCGCCAAGAGTTAAGATCATAAAACCGTCAAAAATAAATTCTTTGATGATTAATTCTTTGCTAAAAATTCCTGTAACAACATCAACAAGTAATACAGTTACCATAGCAAAAAAAGATATTACTCCTACAAATGCTTGCTCGTTTATGTTATTATCATCTGAAATTAATTCTCTAAAAAACTTTTTCATAATTTTTCTATTTAGGAGCCTTTACAATAATAGGTCTCTTTGGTTTAATAATATCGTTATACCATCTTTTTGGCGGTTCTTCTTTATTGTTGTTAGAATCAAATGGCTCTTCAAGTCTGTAGAAAAATATATCGCCTGTTATATCATCTTTTCTTACATAATAATAACTTAAATCAACAGCATATACAGCAGTATCTTTCCATGAATAATATATCCACGCTGTTTTTTTAGCCATATCTTCTAACCAATTTTCTAATAATTCAAGTTTTCTTGCAAGTGCTGTGTCATAAGTAAAATTACTTATTAGTGAATCTTGCAATAAAAGCATACGTTCTTTTACAATAAGTAAGCTATCTTTTTTTAAACTCTCTACGTTAAGAGAAGCTATTTTATTTTTTTGTGACTCAAAGATATTATTTATATCCTGAGCTTGTTTTTTAGTAAGGATAACAACTGAGTCTCCTTTAATTACCGTCTGAAGCGGGTAGTTTGATTGGCTGAAAATCAAACTGCTCACCAGTAGACTGCTTAAGATTAATATCCTTTTCATTTGCTAACTCTTTTTTTATATCTTGTACAAGTGTTTTAGTGCTGTCTAAATTGCTCATAACTTCTGTAACCATTTGTTCTAAGCTTTTTTTATCTTCTACTAATTTTTCATTTGCTGTTTTTAAAGAGTTAACATTTTTTTTAAGACCACTATTTTGTTTAGTAAGAGAACTATTTTCATTTGTAAGAACTTCATTTTTTTCTACAACTACAACATGACCATGTCCAGTAGAAAATACTTGTAAAACAATAAGCACTACAAAAGCTATAGCAGAACCTAATATGATTCTTTTATTCTTTTTCATTTTTTCTTACTAAACAAGGTTAAAATAGTTTCTTTTAAACTTTTACTCTGCTCAGTACTTTCGTCTAACTTTTTTTCTAAATTGTCTCTGTACTCTCCTTCTAATTCTTCAACTCTTTGTCTGTAATCATCTTCACTTTTCATTAGTCTATTAAGAAAAATCCAACATAAATATCCTAATGCTAAAACAGCAAATCCTAAAATACCATATTGAGTTAGACTATCAAAAATTCCAAAAGACATGATTACTTATTTTTTCTAGTTTTTCTTTTTGGTTTAGCTTCTTGTTGTAATCTGTCTTTTTCCGCAAGATGCCTTTGAATAAATATCCAAGCAACATATCCTAAAGCCAAAACAATTAACCCTATTGGACCGTAGTTACTTAGCTCTGCAAATATTCCAAAATCTGGAACACCTGTATTTACTGCTGTACTATCCATAATTATTTTAATATTAATTGTTTAACAGCATCAGATAGTTCACTGACACTTCTTGCTAAACTTTTAATTTCTAATTGAGTTTGCTCTTGTATTGCTTGATACTTAAGCCTGTTTTCTTGTTCTACTAATTCTATCTTACCTTTAAGCTTTCCTTGCTCTTCAGTGTTTTTTCTTACATCGTTATGGACTATTTTTAAAAAATATCCAATAATTATAGTAGCAGTACCTAAAATAAAGGTAGTTATCTCAGCAGGGTTCATCGTTTAAATTGTTTAATGGTAAGGAATGTAAATACTAGGCTTATTGCTATAAAAAACCAAAGCCAAGGGAATTTTTTATTCTCTTGGCGCAATTTAGTTTTTTCAACTTTTTTATTTTGTTTATGTTGTTTTGTAGCAAATCGTTGGTTCACTTTATTTTGCTTAGTAGCATATTTTAAAGAATCGCGGTACATTCTTGATATAACTTTTAAACTATCTTTAAATCTTTTATTATCAAACTTAGTTTGCCAACGAGTTTGAATAGTTACCTCTGGACAATTACAAGGAGTAGTAGTAGTAATATAGATAATCGAATCTTTTCCGTTTATCCCCTTAATTTTTAACGTATCTGTTTTTGTAATATAAACAGTATCGCAAGTTATTTTACCTCCTTTATCTTTAAATTTATTAAAATGATATTCGGGAGAACATGATGTTAAATAAAACATTAAAAATCCTGAGAAAATTAACGTAATAAAAAGAATTAAAATATGACGTATATCAATGTTCATAAAAGCAAAAATACAGATAACTACTTATATAGATAAAAATTTTTTTTATATTTTACGTTTATTATAGAAAATTTATTATACAGGAAATCTATAACTATCTACATGGTTATATATCAAATCTGCTTTACGGTTACGGAGTGCTTTTATTTTTAGGATACGTCCGCCGATAGGTTTAACAGGTGCGCCTCTTTCAACGTGCCATCCATGTGTACCTTCACCGTATTCCTCTTTGTATGTTCCTGTGAGCATCAAATGAATGTACCGTTGGTTTAATCTGTAGCCAGTCTTTGCATGGTGGTCTAAAGTCTCTCTTACATCTGTACGTCCTGCGTTCTCGTGAATGTGACCCATAGTGAATACGTCCATGTTTTCGTACATCTCAAGCGCACGAGTAAGATTTAACGCTCCTTTTGTAACTACACCACCACCACCTGAACCGTGAAAATGCTTTATTCGTGTTGTAAGTACAGCAGTAGAACCTTTTTGAGATATGTTTTTAACCACTATCCAACCACCGTAACCCGAAGTGTATACCTGTGAGTTATTTTTATAATTCAATAGGTCTACAAATCTCTGCAGGATGTCTGTTTCTTGCCATTTGATTATCGCAGTCTCATGGTTACCATAACCGATTACTTTGATAATGTCTGCATACGGAGAAAACCATTCAGCAGCAGTTTCTACAATTGAGTCAAGATACCTAGCATTGTTGTGTTCAGGCAAGATGTCAGATTTGTTACCACGTTTATCACCTTTGCCTTGCATTAAACAAAACAAATCCCCATTAATTATAACAGGGATGTCGTTTGCTTTGCAGTAGTCAAGATGTAGAGTAAGTTGTTCACGGTCACACTTTGGGTTATCCCAGTGCAAGTCGGACAGCATTGCTGTCTCAACTTCAGACTTATCAAATATGATTTCGTGAATGTTTTTTGAATGTCTTTTGACTTGCATTATAAAAGGTTTGTTAGTTATTAATTATTAGGTTTTTCATCAAACCAATACCACCCATCTACTGGGTAATCGTAGTTGTCTTTGTCTTCTGACTTTAACTCATAATCTGATGAGTATACAAAGTTAGGAGCATACATCCATTCTCCTTCTTCGTTCTTTTTGTAAAATCCACATTCCATATTTATCCTATTATTGTCCAACCCCTAGATGTTACTATTAATCTATCTGCTGCTGTCAACCCTGCTGCTCCAGTAGCTCCAGTAATATTTATAGTCTTAGCCGTAACAGTACCTTGTGCTGCCATATCATTAAACAACTGTACTAACTGAGCAGTTGACATATTGGTATAAGAAACATTTATCTGAGGAGATGAGCCTGTCCATTGTCCTGCTGATGTATTTAATAATCTAACAGATTGAACGTCAGTTTTACCAATTGATAGTGTAGAAGTTGAATTTAAACCAAGCGTTGATAATGGAGCAGCAAAAGATATAGAAGTTAATCTATTGTTTGTATTAGCATTAGCAGCCGCTAATGGTGTAGCTGTTAAAGAACCTAGCCTGTTAAAGTTGGCTATAGTAGTTAAATTTTGACAATTTGCAAATATACCAGTCATACCAATTACAGAACTAAGTTGTGCAGCACCTGGGAAAACTACAGTTTTAAGTGAAGTACAGTTGAAAAAAATATTATTAAAGCTAGTAGCTGCTGTAGAAACAGTATTAGGTAACGTGACTGATTGTATTAGTCTACATCTAAAAAACATACCACCAAAATTTGTGCAAGCACTCATCGATGTCGGAAGTGTTACTGATGTTAAATCGTCACAGTCTACAAATAAATCACTTACTGTTGTAACAGCATTTAATGTGGAAGGAAATGTAACAGTTTTTAAAGTTCTACACACATTAAAAGTGCTACTTAATGCAGTCAAACTTGTCATGCTTGTAGGTAGGTTTATTGCTGTTAAATTTACACAACCGTTAAATGCAGAAGCTAAACTAGTTAATGAGTTTTGAGCACCTGGAGTCCAGTTTAATGTTTTTAATGAAACACAATTATTAAAAGTACTAGCTAGAGTTCCAATAGTTAAAGTAGAAGGTATAGTTGCCTCTTCTAATTTATAGCAGTTAACAAATGCACTACCTAAAGAAACTCCTGTAGTTGCTGTTGTAGGAAGTGTTATTTTTCTTAATGAATAACAATTTTGAAAAATAGTAGCAAATGTAGTACATGATGGTGTAGATGTAGGAAGTATGCAAGATGTTAAAGAAGAACATCCAAAAAATGTATTAGAAAAAGTACTTACATTTATATTAGATGGTAATACTATGCTTTTTAATTGAAAACAGTTAAAAAAAGATTGAGTAAAATCATATGTACTTGTAGGTGTAGCGGTTGCTGGAAAATATACATTTTGTAAGTTAAAACACTCACTAAATATTGAAGTAAAATTTATAGAGGCTACAGTTGGTAAGCTATTAAATTTAACCCATTCTAATTGCCAACAACCTGCAAAAGCACTTGAAAAACCAGCAATATTATTAATAGAAGGTAGTGTAATATTTCTTAAATTACGGCAGTTAAAAAAAGCGGTATTAAAATTTGTACAACTGTTCAATGATGTAGGAAAAGTAACTGTTCTTAAACTAGTACAACCACTAAATGCACTTCCTAAACCTGTAATACCAGTTGCATTAGATGGAAGTATAACCTCAAGTAAGTTAACGCAATCTTGAAAGGCACTATTTAAACTTGTTAAACTAGATGCTGATGTAGGCATTATTATTGTCGTTAACGCATTACATCCATTTACTATATTAGTAAGATTGCCCCAAGATACGGTAGCTGGTAGTTTTATGTACTGAAGTAGGTTAAATACACTGACAGAGCCGTTATTTAAAGGAGCTGACCAAAAAGAAGGAAAAGTAGATGGCACTGTACCATTGCCGTAGTATGCCTCTAGTATCCCACATGATTGAGCGCTAATTGTAACTCCAGATATAGGTATTGCAGATATTTGGCAACCACTTAAAACGGAAACACCAGTTCCTGTAAAATAAACTCTAATCTTAAACGTAGTATATCCTAAAGAACAAGGAGTACCTGTCCCTGGAGTATATGTTTTTGTAGATACAGTGAAACCTGTTGTTGTTACTGTTGTAGTTGTTGCATCTCCCCAATCAATGACTATATTCTGAGTCCCTGATGTTCTAGTAAATGCAGTTGTTATCTGACATGAAGCATCTCCTAAATCACAAATTAAAAACTGAACCTCATTGGCAGTATCTGTAATAACTGGCCAATCTACAGGTCTTACCCAATTAGATGGACCAGATGTTCTACTAAAATAATTCTGTACAGGTAAATTAAATGCCATGATTAAATGGTTGGGAATATAGTTACTTCTCCTAAGATATTACTTTGAGGAGGAAACAATGAAAAGAAAGTACAACTACCTGATGCCACAGTCACTTGAGTTTGCATACCGCAAGTGGTTACTTCTAAATAGCTTGTGTTATCAGGTGTAAAATCAACCCTTGTATTTGTAGTTATATTGACATTTGAAAATGTATAAGTATAAAATCCACCAGATAATACCCAACTAGCAGCAGTTAATGTCTGAGCTGTTAACTTTATAATAGATGCCCCACCACCACCACTATATTGTGGAATATTCAACGTAGCACCTACCAAAGTAGCAGCACCACTTGTTCCCGTTGTTGTTAGTGTTAGAGTATTAGTTATTGTTTGATTAGGATAAGCTCCTGTTATACTTATTCCTGTTCCTGCTGTTGGATTATACTGTGCAGGAATAGTAGGGAAAGATGCTAATGAGCCGTCTCCTCTAACATATTGAGATGTTGTTCCTGTAGGAATAGCATAATAAATAGCACTGTAAATTGGGATACCATTATTCCAAACTACTGATGGATTAGGATATGTTCCTGAAAGATCTCCTCCTGCAGGTCCCGTAGGAGATCCTCCGCCTCCTCCACTAATTGTTTTAATTTTACCGTCCTTACTTACAATTGTGATAGAAGACTCCCCAAAAGTATTACCGTCTTTATCTATTTTACTAATCATAAGATTACATTTCTGTAAGAACAATTAAATAAGTAGTTCCTGCAACAGAACTAGTTATTATTAATTTATCTTGAGGTTTTAGTGGATATTTTGTAGTATCAAATACAGTATCTCCAGCATCAAGATCTAATTTACATAAACTAATAGTATTTCTTGCTTCAGAATCGTATCGTTGTATATCAATAGAATATGCGATAGAATTATTAAACATTAAAGAATCTGTTTTATAACTTTTATTCTTAAAAGCAGAAAATATTGTGTTATTTCCTACCGTTAATATTCCTTGTTTTACAACATTCATTATTACTCTCCTTTTAGTGCTTTTAACTCTTCAAAAAAACTATTATCTTTTGTTAATTCAGTAACATATTCACGTGCTTCATTTTCTGTACCGAATATCTTAACAATAGGTTGACCACTTTCAAAGTTTCCACTATCTGTATAAACATAGTGAATAATAGTTGCATCTTCTGAATGTGCTACAATGTAGCTATCTTTTGTAATTTCCATTTTATTAGATTTATGATGTTGTTACCGTACAGCCTCGTGATATTAATGTTGCTTTTGCAGCATTTCCTGTTGCTGATGGTGCTGCACCTCTTACTGTTACTGTTCTGTTGCCGTAAAATGCAGTACCTCCTGTTCCATCTAATGAAGCTAATTTTACTAATATATTGTCAACAGATGTTTGGCTTAAACCAATAGTTGAATTTGTTTGAAAATTACCACCAAGTTCTTTGATATTTGCAAAGGAAAATGTAGTTAATAAATTTGCTCCAGTTCCTGGAAATAAATTAACTGCTTGAATATATAAAGCGCCATCTAAATTGATTGAGGTCATATTGTTAGCATTGCTTTGAACAGTTTGAATATATTTCAAAGATGGCATATTTGATGCAATTGAAAATGTAGCAGTTGGCGTTCCAATAAATTGTAAATTACCTGTAATAGTTTCTAATGAATTTAAACTATATGAAGCCGTACCGCTAATTGCAACTCCTGTACAGGCTAACAAGCTATTGGCATTTATAATAACAGAACCAGTTTGAATTGTAAAATTTGCCAAAGTTAAATTAGGGAGGTTAATCGTTCCTGTAGATGGAAAAGAACAACTACCAATTACTTTTGCAGCTATATTATATGTAAATGTTCCACTACTTGGAAAATTAACTGCCGTATAGTAATCATTATTATAATTCATAATAGTAATTCCCGAACCAGTTGCTAATGATATACTATTTATAGTAGCAAATTTTGTAAAAATATGCTTATAATTTTTATACAAATTTATTGCGGTACTTTCAATAACTAAATTAATATCTTGCGGAGTTCCGCTAGAAAATTGTTGCTGAATATAAGCGTTATTTCCATTTGATGTTATATTAGCCATTTCTTGAGTGAAATAGTCTTGTTTTGCATCCAATGCTGTTTGCAAGTCTGTTTGTGTGGACAATGTACCAGTTATATCTCCCCATTCTGCGCCACCCGATGCTATATTAATTTGTGTACTCATTTTAATATATTTTAATTATCTACTTATTTCTTCCCAGTCTACTGAAGCATATGCTCCTAAAGTTCCTCCTATAGCATCAATAGCCATCTCAATTACTATTTCAGAAGCTACTCCTGTAAAAGTATTTCTTTCTAATTGAGTAGCAAACAGAGCTTCTTTTAATATATTAATACTTGGAGAGCCTTGATTAGATGAGTTTACATATCCTTGTGCTAATACTCTACCTCCAGCAGCAGATGTACCTGTTAAGTTATACTCAACAGAAGAATCAGCTCCAGAAGTTGCCCAAGTTCCACCAGTTATAGCAGCTGCTTGAAGAACTCTCCATGCATAGTTTTTACCATTGCCTAAACCTAATATAGAAACAGCTGTAAGAATAGCAATAGCATCTAATCTGGTAGATTTTAATCTAAATCCTACCATAGGATAAAATGTTCCTGCTACAGCAAATGTTATTGGAGCAGTGATGGGTGTACCAATAGCTTGTTGTGCTCCTCTAAGTTCATAACCTCCTTCAGATATTACAGTAGAACAAACTTGTTTTAATGTAGCTGCTGTTGCTCCTTCTCTATTAAGTATTTCATATCTTAATGGTAAAGAAGCAGTAGTAATGTAGGTAGACGAAATTAAGTTGGCATGATTAAATCTATGACATACGATAAAGTTACCGTCTATTACAAATCCTAATCTTACTGTTCCTTCTCCTAGCCACTCAATATCCATAAATAGAATTTGAGCTTTAGTTATATCTAAAGTTATTCCAGATGGTCCGTTACCATCCATTGTGTCTGCATTCCAAGAAGCTTGAGGCACAGCAGTTTCTGTAACAAAACCTGTAACTGAACTTCTTTCTACAAAACTTAAAATACTATTTCTTAACTGAATGTAAATACCATTATCTGTTCCATAGTACCCAACTTTTTGTATTAAACCATCTTGAGCAGGGGCCATTACAAAGGTGTTGAACACTAATAAAGACTTACCTGGTTGATAAGAGAATACTTTAGTAGTTTCTCTTATTACTTCAGACCCAGTTGTACTAGTTACATCTAGATTTACTAATCCTTCATTTGGACTAAACACAGCAGCACCTCCACTAGTAGTAGATGTATTCCATAATCCATTATCTCTATATCTATGAGAAGAATCAAATAGAGTTAAAGGTTGTGATACTCTTAATCTTCCAAATGCATCAGCAAGCATAGGAAGATTGGTAAGAATATTAGAGCTAGAATATCCTGATGTTGATACTATAGTAGCCATTCTTAAGTAAGTGTGATAATAATCAATTCTGCTCCAGCAGTAGTTGTGCTATAACTTACAGCTCCTAATGTGTTATTAATTGCTCCCGCATCAAAGTTTAAAGTTTCACCTGGTTTAAGAGTAATGCCTCCAACAGTTGCATTAGCAGTACCTACACTTGCAAATGACATAGAATAAGTACCTGCTGCTATTGTTCCAGACGTACCTGAAGGACGTAAAAAAGTAGGAATTCTTTGATATCCAGTAGTAGGTGCTAATGAGTTTACTTTAACTAACAACTCTTCTTGACCTGTTACTTGTGCTTGTGTATTATTATGACCAACTATGGCGGTTTGTAATTGTGGCATGATGATATATTTTAATTTTTAGAATAAAGTTTTGTTAACCAATCTTCTATATTATCAAATACGATCATACTTACTTTAGTATCTTCACAACTAAATAAAAGAATTCCTTTATTAGTTCCAACTAAAGCTTGTGTTTCAGATAAAATAGAATAATCAACTAGTTCTCCAGCATTATTTTCAAATTTAGAAAATAAGTATTCACTTTCTTTAAAAGTAAATTTCTTTTTACTAATACTTAAATTTTCCATAATAAATTATATTAAAGTTTTTTGCGTATATGCTATTGCTCTATGCATAGTTGTGTTACTTATATTATCTGCTGCTGTATGATTCATAGCAAAAATAATATATACATCTCCGTAAGCATTAGGAAAAATTGCTCCTGATGAAGGAGTAGTAATATCAGTAGATCCTAAACTAGCTGGAGTCGGGTGAACTAAAACTTCTCCGTTTCTAAATACTAAACTTCTAGATATTTTACCGTAAGTATCATTAGCAGTAAAATTTAGCATTGTAGCTAATAAAGCTGCTCCTGATAAACTTAAAGAAGTATTTGCGTAAATCATAAGTTGTACTGTAGCTGATCCTGCTTTTCTATACCCTCCACATAAAATATCTAATACACAATTATTTAAATCTATAGAACCAGCTGGTATTACAAAATGACTTGCAATTTTTATTCCTATAGGACCGCTTAATTCTGGGCTATTTAATGCAGTAGCACTTACTAAAGTAATTCCTGTATCATCGTCTTGAGGTGTATCCGTTTCTAAAGCTTTAACAATACCATATTTGTCTTTAAACGAAAGTTTATTAGTATTCTTATCAAAGAATATTTCATTAATGCCTGCTTCTTGTCCTGATTTAACTTCGTAGTTCATAACTAGCAATTTAAAAGTTTTTTAATTTGATTATATGTCAAAGAGTTGTAGTCTGTTGTATTATTAGCTATATCTCTTGTATCGTAACAATTTAATATTTCTAAAGCTCTACGTTTGTTTTTAAGTTCGTCTAGTTGCTCGCAACAAGTAGCAGCTCCAAATTGTAGCGCTTGTAAATATTTAAAAACACATTGAGCAAATTCGCATTGTTTATTCCATACTAAAATGTCAAAACAAGCTTTATTTTCTCTATTGCTTTCTGATATTGTAGAAATATATTCCACTATTATCCTATTTTATCAATAATTATTACTCCCATTTCTAACCATTGTACTTCTGGTTCTGTAGCAGATCCTTCTAATTTTATTATATCTCCTGGTACAAGGTCTACTTGGTAGTTTAATGCTATTCCTTCTATAGCTTCATTAATAGAAACACGAGTTGTTCTAAAAATAGGATGGTAAGTAGCATTAATTTTAAGTTTTACAATAATGTCTGCTGTTCCTCCTGGTACATCATACGCGGCTGCTTGTGCAGTGTACAATATTCTATATTTTCCCGCACCTCCTGCAGGTACTGTGTAAGTTGTACTAGGAATTGTTACTGGAGCATCTAAAGGTCCTGTAGAGCCTTCTCCTAAAACATTTTGTGCATAAAACACATTTAAAGGTCCTATACTTGGGCTAGTATATGTGTCTCCATTTGTATATAATACAGTAATATTTTGAACAACTGTATTATAAGTAATAGATACGATACCTACTCCATCATTTCCTGATAGTAGTGTTATTCCTTTACAATCTTTGCAATTGCACATTGTATTTTAAATTTAGTAGTTAACAACCTCCACAACCGCAGCCTTTACAACCTACAATTGTTTCACAATATTTTCCAGCTGCTTCTATAATAGCAGTAGCAGTGTCAAAGTCTCCACAAGAAAATGCGGACTGAATTCCGTAGATAAATATTTCCATTTGATCTACTTGTTCTTTTAATGTTTTTACTGTAATTGAATCACAAGCATTAATTAGATCTACTACAAGATGATCTTTACAATTACAGATATTACATATAAATAATTGGTAAGTTTTATCGTTTTCGTACAACTCTGTACTGTCATATACAGAATATACTATTTGATATATGCCGTCTGATTGATTCCAAGTTTCATCTTCAAGAGCAGTAAAAGGAAAAGGTGTTGGGTCTCCTGGTTGACTAGCATAAACATCAATTGAGGAATCTTTAAAAATAAACTGATTTAACGGAGCAGTTCCTATAATCGTAATAGGCCCTACAGTTTGAGAAATGTTAATTTGATATGTTCCTCCGTTATTAGTTCCTGTACCTGTTAATAGTGCAGTAATCATTGTACCAGGTACTACTCCTGGACCTGTAAGATATTGCCCTACAGCAAATGTTCCTGATAAATGTAATGTGTCTGTAAATACAGTTCCTAAAATGCTTCCAGTAGAAGCAGCATTTTGAGTTGGAGTATATGTAAAAGGATATACATTAACCCATGAATATACTACATCATTTGTATCAATATTTGGAGCTCCCCATCCTGTTGGATTATCATCAACATGATAAATTCCTGTATTTTCTGTAAGAGTTACTAGATTACATTTATTACTTAGGGATAAAGATACTTTAGGAACTAATGCCATTATTTAAGAGTTTGATCAAAGATAATTAAAAAAATAGTAGCCCGCCACTTTAGACAGCAAATTGTGGCGAGCTACTGAGGGTTGGAGAATTACTGATTAAAGTCTGATGCAGTAAGTCCTAATGCTTGGACAAACGTTTCACCATTATTATCTGGAGTTGTAGCAAGGATACCAGAACCTGCATTATCTGCAAGGTTAAGATATACAATCACATTACCTTTACCTCCGTCCATAGATACTAGACCAGAAATACTTTCTTCCCAAGCAATATTCAAAGAAGAATATTTAGAAGTAAGATCAGTATTTCCACCGATACCAGGGATTTTAACTGTTTGGTCTCTTGGAATAGAAGGAACAGCCAATTGGTTGTTTTCTCCTTCGTAACCATAAGAAAGGTACTCATCCATTGCAACTTGTTGCCATACTCCGTTACCGTTAAACGCACCTTGTAGGTGAGTAATAGGTGTATTTGTATCAGAGAAAGAAACAGTGAAACGGTTAGCGTAGTAATCTCTCCACTGATTTACATCAAATGGATCTACATTACCAGTCATTCGTACACCAAAAGCCGCAGTTGCTGCAGTTGCTGCAGTAATACGTCGCACGTTAGCAATTGCATATGTACCAGATACTCCTGTAAATGGAGAGTCTAATACAATAGAAACACTTGCTGTGTAAGCATTTACTTTATAAACAGCATTAGTAAGACCTGCACCTTCTAAACGAATGTAATCACCTACAGCTACGTTAGTTAAAGTACCGTTGATAGCTACTGAAAGAGATCCATTTACTGCAGTAAATGTAGTAGTTGTTCCTGTAGGAACTGCACCTGCATCATTACAAAGAGCTTCAAAACGTAAGTATTGATTAGCTGGCTCATTCTTAAAGTTAAGGTATCCATTTTTAACCAACAAAGAAGCTAATTCTGCTTGAGTACCTGTAGCATCTGTACGTACAGGACCTGCAAACAAGCTGAAAGGTTGAGAGCGGTTAGCAGCATCATTATCACGCTTACGGATTTTGATGAAGAAATTAGTGTTGTTTGCTACAGGCAAAGCTCCTGTTGTTCCGTTGAAACCAACTGCAGTTGCTTGTTGTTGTGCAGGTTTAAATTTAGAAATACTCAATTTAACTTTTCCTTTAGTTAAAATAGGAGATTTCATTAATGGTTGAGTAATTCCTCGTCCTTGAATAACAAAGAATTGTCCATCAGAAGGCAATGCAACATATGCAGCATTATCCATTCGTCGAAGCCCTGCATCAGTAAGAACTACTGCATTTGCTGGTAAGTTTGCGCTTGTTATTACTGTACCTACAGCAGGTAAAGTAGAACTTGCTACGGTTACGTCACTTAGTACTACACTAAATACGTTGTTTGCTTTTCTTAACATTTGTTTTTGTTTTTATAATTAATAATTTATTTATTCGAGCTCTTTAAATTGCTCAATGTTTTGTAATCTTTGTTCTCTAACTCTATCAGACATTAAACTGAATGCTATGTCAACTATAACTACGTGAGTAGATGTATCTAACTCTGAGTTTCTTTGGTTTGCAACAGTTGTCCTGTTTACTACAATATTTTGAGGTGTTTTTAAATATCTCATATGATAAGTAAGGATATTAAAAGTACCGTCTGTAAATAACTCATGGCGTTTTGCAGTTGCAGGGTTTGCTGGATTAATACCTGAAGTAAATCTAGAAAACTCTGTACGCCATACTCTACAATCACCATATGGTTTATAGAATGGCTTTTTGTATTTACTCCAATTAAATCTTTGCATTTCATTATGAGCAATATCTACTACATAAGCAATGATTGGAGTATTTTCTGTGCCACATTCTATTTTATCTGTCACAACTTCTTCATAGATTGTGTACATATGGTTACTCGGTAAATCAAAGAACTTCCCTGTTACATTATTATTTACAATAATCCCAGCTTGAGAAGCTGATGGAGGCAAGGATGGAGCATCTTGAACTAATGCTCCTAATCCTTGATTCCTTATTTCTATTTCTTCAAAACCTTTACCTTTTCGGTTATTGATTTCGTCGTAATATTTTTTGACATACAAATTTTGGGCTTCTGTAAGAACAGAGGACAATTCAAAGTCTTCATATCCTGGAGAACCAAAACTACTAGATCTATCTAGTTTTAGTTCTAACTCGTCCGCCATTTCGTTTGCAGTCATAGTTTATTTTATTTTTTTGCCAATTCAATTTTGGCTTTAATTCTTAATTTAACTTCTTGGTTGTCAGGATTAGAAAGATACATAATTGTATCTGACAAATCTCCTAATTCCGCACCGTTGTCAAGAGTATATCGTTTTTCTCCTTTACGGATAATTGCTCCTGCTTCGATTGCTTCTTGTACAAAGATACGTTCATTGTATTGTGGGTGATTAACAATTTCCAAGAAATAACTTGGATTACTGTCCACAATAGATAGTACTTCGCTCTTTAACCAATTTTCATCTTTAAGAGCAGTAGCTGGTATAGCTCTACCAAGTGATTTAATAAATCCAATAGTTGCTGTTCGGCTGTTTGTAATCTCTGCGTATTTAAGATATGCTTGAGATTTAATCTCTGCTTCTTCAAGTTTTTTGACTGTTACTTTAGATTCGTCAACAATCATAAACTCGTAAGTAGCTTTTAGCACTCTTTCATCATAAGACGGAGCTACTAGCATTTTATTGGAAATTAAAATCAAATATTTTAACATATCCAAAGGTTGATTTAAATTTAAAGTCGTACCTTCTTTAGTTAAAATTACTCTACCACGACGATCTGTTCTCCAGAAGTTTTCATCGTTTGGTAAAGTAGGATTTAAATCTACTCCTAATTCTTTTTCAAAGAACTCTTTTTGTGTCATCCCGTTTGGATAACTTTCTTTATACTTTTCAATTAATACTCGATTATAATCATCTAGTATTACTTTAACTCCTCCTCCGTTGTTTACACTGTTCAACGGAACTTGGTAGCTACGTTTTACTTTGTTTAACAAGAACGGATCTTTTGCTCGATCTTGTCCTTGTACTAATAAGTTACTCCATTTCCCTGATGATTCTACTGGTTTTACAGAAACTATTCTGTTTTGTAAAAATGTCCCGTAAATCGGTTTTACTATTTCTTTTTCTGCTGTCTTCATTTTTGCTGTCAATTAATTCTCTTATTTAAAAATGCCTCTCTGGGGCTTTCACCTCCCAGAGAGAACATTTTGTTTATTTATTAGCGAGATACGTTCAAACGTAAATCAACTACTTTAGTAGGATCTTCGATCATCATACCTCCCCATTTTTGGAAATGTACTTCATAACCGTCTACACGAGAAGCTACCATTTTTGGTGAACCTTTTCCTGCAGGAGAGAATGGATCACGCATACCAGGGATATATGCCCAGTTGTAATCAGGAACTCCTTTAGGCTTAACTCGGTAGATACCAGCGTTATCACCATAATCAAGAGCTAAGATACGGTGAGATTCTACGATACCTTTTCCATCTGGGTGACGTTGTGGGAAGTAAACATCATCATCAAAGAAATCAAGGATTTCAACTTTGATAACAACACCGTTGTACCACTCATAAACGTTCCATTGTGGTTCCATTAAGAACTTAGTGTTTTTACCACCAAGGTTTCCTGGATCAGAATTACCCATCAAGAATTTATCAGAGATTACAGTAAATTTACCTGTACCTGATTTAGCTTGAATTTGCTTAGAGATTTCGATAGCACCGAATTCACCTGTTAGCAAGTGGATAACACGTTTTCCACGCTCAATTTTACCAACTCCCATATCGAGTAGTAACTCAAGATGCCAATCTAAATCGTAAGAGTTGTAGTAGTGAACGTTAGATGGAGCAACTTGCTCAAAGAAACCAGCACCTGATTCAACAGCATACTTAGTCTTGTCATCTTTATTTAAATACTTATGGTCTGCAGTCCAGTTTTTCTTACCGTACATCAACATACGAGCAAACATTTCTTCACACTGGTGGTGAGCAACCATATCTTGGTAGTTAATCCAGATAGATTCTGTTTGTCCTTTGTAAGCAAAACCAAACTCTAATGGTTCGTTTTTACCTTTGTTGATTGTGTTACCTGCTACTTCATACTCCATACGTAGTGTAGAAGGACGGTTTTCCATTCTCCAAGGAGAAGTGAAATACGGCTTCGCACCTTGGTAAGAAAGTGTTGAAGGAGACAAAGAGTAAAACTTAGACCAACGAGTACCGATAGCTAACTCCTCAGAAGGAACTGTTTTGTTTGCATTATCAGTTACAAGTTCTACTTCAACTTTGTAACGAGAACCAGCATCCATTGCTTTTTTAACCAATAAATGATAGTCATCAACTTCTCCACGAAGAACGTTAGTTTCTTCAAAAAGTGGTTCGTCAAAGATTAAGTAGAAACGCTCTCCGTTAGCACCAATGTTTGCTGGGAAAGTACCTGCAGAAATAGTAAGACCGTTGATTGTTTCAGCGTCTACTAGCGGCAAGTTTTTGTCATGTTGCCCTTGAAGCAACCAGTTGTAGAAACCATTTTCTTGTTCTACTTCTTTAACAGGGAAACGATCTACGAATTCACGTAGTTTACCTTGAAGATTAGTCTTGTAGATTTCTTTAATCACATTGCTAATCAACTGAGGCTTTTGTTGGTACAAAGAATGGAAGTGGTTGTCAGTAACCAAACCATTGTAATCTTTAGCTTCGTACCTTTGTAATGGAAGTAATTGAGCCATTGTTTGTTTTAATTAACTTGTTAAACGGTATATATTTATTTATTTCACTTTAAATGCTTTGTCAAGCATATTTAAAATCCCTTCTGTCTTCTTAGAAGATTCAACAGATGTATTTCTGCCTACTCCTCTTTGATCTTCTGCAGATATTATTTTATCTAATTCATTAATTGCTGCAGTTTTTGCTACTGATTTTAGTTTACTAATATCTGGTTTAAACTTACCTGCTTTATCGATATTAAATAAGCCTAAAGTATCGTAATAGTTTATAAGCATTTCAAATTCTACAGGATTCTTTGCTTGCTTATAAGATAAACTGTTATATTCTCTTCCTGTTTTTTGATCTTTGTAAACAGGATTAATAATATTAGATTTTAATTTATCTTTAGATATTTTATTAAGATTTAAACCATCTATAAAAGCATCTCGAGAATCTATGTTAGAAAGCAACTGTTCAAAAGCTTTAGTCTGTGCTTCTTGTTGAGCTTTTGTTTGTTGTATCTTTTGCATTCTAGATTGCTCCACTACTTCATTTGCATAGTTTCGCAATTCTGGAACAGCTTTAATTGCTTTATCTTTTAGTTTTCCTATTGCAACCGCATCTTCTATAGCTTCGATTGCTTCGCTGTCTGAAAAATTTTTTGCCTTTAGCTGCTCAAAATAAATTTGTTTAGCTAGGTTTTCATCAGCTTCGATATCTTCTTCAGTAACATTGTCAAAGAACTCAAGTTTTTGTGCCATCTCTATGGCGTAACCTGCTTCGTCAAAAGCATCTTCTATTTCTAGAAATCTTTTCTTTTCAGGAGATAAACTGTTTTTCCAGTTTTGCTCCTTATGTTTAAAATGCGTATCTACTGTTTTATTTACAAGTTGTTTGATAGCATCTAGTGATCCAGGAAGTTCTTCTAATTCTGCTTCTTCTGCAGTAATTACTCCTTCTTTTACTAGCTCTTTCATCAAAGCTTTGTAAATAGTAGAGCTCCTATCCTCGTTTGAATCTGAGCTTTCTGTTGTCTCTGTAGTCTCTCTAATCACTGGTTCTGGACGATTGTCGTCATCACCGCTTTCCGCTGCTACAGGTACTATTTCAAATTCTGGTGTTTCTCCTGCACCTTCGTTTGAAATTGGTTCCTCGCCTTTTTCTGCTGCTACTGCTGTATTGAGCTCTGCAGCTGACATTATTTGAAGTCCTTCAAATAAATCGTCGTTTTCTGTACTCATTTGCTGTCTTTATTAGTTTACAATATTAAAATTATTTTTATAGATAGTTTTAATTTTATTTATTAAAAATATATCTACTATAGCTTTATTTAGTTTCTTTTGCTTTTTGTGCGTCTTGTTGTTTTTTTAACCCAAGAGCTTCTCTTTGAATTTCTTCTTTTGCTAAATTAGATCTAGTTGTTTCTGCTAATTTTTCTTCAGAAATTCTAATTTGCTCTTTTTTGTGATTTTCATCAACATCTGTACGACGTAAATCTAAGAAATCGTCTATACCGTTTTTATCAGTATCTACTCTATTTATTTGTTTACCTGTCTCTGATAGAACCATTCTATCAGCTGCGGATGCTTCACGTAATCCTGCAATTTGTAAATTAGCTTCTATTTGCTCACGTTTAATAGCAATCTCGTCTTCATGTTTTTTCATTTCAAACATTTGTTTAGATTGCTCTATTTGAGAACGGCTTTGTAATTCTTGTTGTTGAAGTTCTAACTGTTGCTGTTTAAGAGCATCATTTTCTTCTTTAATTTTTCTAGCAGATTTTTCAAGACGTTTAGAAATTTCTTGTACAG